TCCTAATACTGGTGAAAAACTATTAGACTCATCCAAAACAGTTGACCAGCTTAAGAAGGAGCAAGCACAACTTGGCACCGACACTATTGTTGTAACAAAAACAACCAACGTTATTGTACCAAACAATAAGAAAAAGCCGCAGGGTCAAACCACTGCGGCTCTAAGCTAAGTTACCCCTTACAGCTTATTCGCTGGCAAGTCTCTGGAACATTGCCATATCATCTTCCTCTTGCTCATCCCAAGGCAGATCCGACTTTGGAGCCGGTGCTTTAGGAATAGCCTTTGGAGCTGCTGCACGAGGTGCAGGCGCTTCGTCTTGACCCCACATCTCATCACGGTCGTTACGTGGAGCGGCTGTACCTTCCAACATAAGAACCTTGTTTAGACGTGCTTTGATATCAGCGTAAGATTTGAACTCCTTACGATCAATGAAAGGTAGCAGAGGATATTCGCTCTTCCATATCTTTTCCATTAGATCATCATCTTCATTCACAGCAGAAGGTGCTTCGAATTCAGACTTATCGTAGTTCTGATAGCCATCAGCTTTACGGATCTTCAACTTGAAGTTAGCACCAGTCCACATATCGAATGGGTTGAGAGGTTTCTCATCCTCAAACTCAGGGTTCATTGCTGCATTCAGTTTGTCGAAGATTTTCTTACCATACTTAAACAGCATTACCTTACCTTCATTCTCAGGATGTGCAGGATCCTTAACAACCATGATGTTGCTGATGAAACTTAGCTTACGCTTTTGCTTACGAACAATCTCTTGATTTTCTTTTGAACCTGTAGCCCACAAAGCGCTGTTGTGTTCGCATACAGGACACTTCTCATTAACCGAGGTCAGGCAACCATCGATCAACCAGCCGCCGTCACCCTTAAACGCATGTTCAAAAATACGAACAAACGGAACATCTTCACCAGCAGGAGCAGGCAAGAAACGGATAATAGCGAAGCCATTACCTGCTTTGTCCACTTCCGGACGCCACATACGTTCGTCGTCTTGAGGTTTAGATGATTGGGGAGATGCTAGTTTCGTAAGCTCGTCGTTGAGCTTAGAGAGAGAAGAACCGCTGTTCTTTTTCATTGACTTAAAGTCTATCATATGTATTTCCTTATATAAAATGTATTTGATGTATAAAACTTATCCACGTAACCATAATGATGGAAGTATTTATCTTACCTTTTTAACTGGAATTTGTCAACAACGATCTGCTTGCACTTCTCTTTGTCATATTCCATAAAGGGATGATACTTCTTGCATTTCTGACGCACCTCTGGCCAGATTGTTTGCTCGTTAATCTGCTTGTTCCACGTTGGTGTAAATCTCATAATGTCGTTCAAAATAATAAACGTCTCAATATGAATCTCGTCCCGCAGTAGCAGTTTAAGAGCGTGAGGATGTTGTCCTTCGTTAACGACAAAGCTGCTTACCAGATCATCGTTAAACCTCTCCAGGTCACCCATGAAGACGTAGGTAAGGGACTGCCTCACTTGCTGTGCTTTGAGATACACTTGTTCGCTTTCTTCATTACGAATAATGTCCCCAATCCACATATCCTTCTTTCCATGAACAAACAAAGAAACAAGAAACTCTGTAATGTCCTTGCGCTTTGCTAACTTCTGGAAGAAGTATTTATCGTTCCTCGTGTCAAACGATTCACGTTTAGCCTTAACAGCACCACTATACTTAAAGAAGTCGTACGTCTTGGACGTAAAATGGTTCTTTAATGCTAGGTAATGCTTATATGCTTCAAATCCGTCCATTCTTAAAGAATAAGCCATATTGTCTAACGTACCTTTGTTTCATTGTTGATGCATACCGAAGTCTTACTGTCATTTCTTGCTCAAAAATGAACCCTGCCTGTGTTAGCTTATTAATCCAATATGCTGTATCCTGTTCGTTAACATGATGGTGGCCACCTTGTCCAGGATATGCATGTGTCATTGCAAGATACCTACATGCCTGGAAAGCCTGAATGAAGTTATCTGTGTATTGTTCTTCAACATGCTCTACAAACTCAACACACCAACATAAATCAAATGTGCGTTTAAGAGGAACTGGTCCTGTAGTGAAGTCGTGAATGAATACAGGTAAGTTACCACGGTCTAAAGTGTTGTCACCATCAACACCAAACGCTTGCAATCCCATTTTACGAGCTAATGCAACCATACCGCCAGGACCACAACCAACATCGAGCATTGATTTAGCACCCGTAGCATTAACTACAAATTTCAAAGCGCCCTCATCAACGTGTGTTTCACCTTCCGATCCACCTAGATGTTCTGGTAGAGTGTTCATATAGGGAGCTTTGTTGTCTTAGGAAAGAAGTTTAGCGCCTCAGCTTCATCTTGAATGCGAGCTTTCATCTTTGCACTTGATTTAATGAGGCTGCCAGCAACCTCAATCTCCATTCCTGTTATTTCACAATACAAAAGAACTGCCTCCATGAAATCAATCCGCTTCTCGAAAGCTAGCTGATCAATTTCACGTTGGAAGTCTTTAAGAGTTTTAACAGGAGAAAATTCTTGAGGTTCAGTTTGTTGCATATTACTCATTATATACGATACGTTGTTATATGTCAAGCAGCTTTTAGGCTACTGTATCTATCTGCAGCGTAAGAAGCAGCAAAAGCGTTTGGCTTAACCATAGGAACAACGTTGCAGGTACCTTTAATGTAACCAATCGCTTGCTGAACAACGCAACTAGAACCAAATGCAAGGTCAGGGTTAATGTCTAAATGAACTTCAACCTCACGGTCTTCCAACACATCACGAAGAGATTGGAACAACTCTGAAACTTTGTACACTTCGTTCATCAAACGCATAGCAGGCTTGCTTTTCTTTTGATCATAGTCGATCTCTGTTTGCGTTTCACCAAATATCTTACACCCGTGGCAGCCATCAATATGGACAACAACGACAAGAGTGTAATCAGCGTACCATTGGTTCTTCATCTTGAAGCGAACTGAGTCAGCACCAATGTAAATCTTTGTAGATGGTCCTTGAGCTTCAATAAAGTTTTTAACTTCTTGTATGTTCATCTTTTTCATAATACACCTTCGTAATGGAGCGGGCAGCGGGAATCGAACCCGCAACTTGTCCTTGGCAAGGATATGTGTTACCACTAGCACTATGCCCGCTTTAAAAGTAAATCCTTAAATATCTGATGTGTTACATCTAACATTTCTCTTTCATTCATTATTATACCTTCCCCCTGAAATTTTTTCCAGTTGTCGGATGGCATGTATTTTTCATTTACATACCAATCTTCAAAGAAAAGATTTCTACCATTCTCTCTTTGACATACATCAGCTACCACCAGTGTATATCCTTTCAATTTTAAAAATTCTCTTGACAATTTTCGTTCTTCTAAACCACCCCGATATGCATCGTGTTCGTAGGCAATGACAGAAAAGGAAACTTGATCAAAATCAATATTATGCAATGCTTTAAAAGTGTTGAAGTAGGGATCAATATCTAATTGCAAAAAATCAATGTGAGGACCAAAACCATGCTCCAGGATGGTACAAGTTAAATCTGTAACCGTAGCATCTAAACACACACATGGATTTTTACGGACATTATTAAAATCTTTAACAAACATCTCAGCAATGTCAATTGATACACCCGTCCAACCAAATTGGTTTTCAAGCAAGTATGTGTTGTTTCCGTAGATTGGATGATGTGAACCTACTTCGAAATAAGTACCGTTCCGTTTGCAGTTGGTTACCGCAAGTACAAAAAGATCTTGGCTCTGACTTGAAGACGATTTATATTCCATATACTCCACAATTCACATTTGGTACCCCACCTCAGAGTCGAACTGAGAACACTCTTCCTTTTGAGAGAAGCGACTTTGCCAATTTGTCCAGTGGGGCAAATGGATGCGGGCGGCGTATTCGAAACACCAAGGCCGAGCTTATGAGACTGACCGATCACCTGAATGCCCGCAATGTTATTTATATGGTGCGACCGAAAGGATTCGAACCTTCCCCGTAGGAATTATGAGTTCCCGGCACTACCACTATGCTACAGTCGCACGGTTTTTACTATTCCTAAATGTCGGCGTTTGTGAGTGACAATTAGGACACAACCATTTTAAATTCTCTTTGCGGTTGTCGTCATTGATACCATTAGTATGTTCTATCTCTAGTGTTAACAACTTACCAAACCATTGTCCATCATTATTGCATGAAGCACAACAGTATAGCATAAAATTATCTGCCAACACTCTACGACGTAGAGAATGACGAGGAAACTCCGATGCTTTACAATATACGTCTCTATCTGACCAATTGGGTTTGTTGCGTCTGAACGTCTTGTTCCGTAAAGCTTCAAAGTGTGAATAATTAATAACATTCTCACCACACAATTTTTGCATACGCTTAAAATTGTATGTACATATTGTGACATTAACTACCCGACACACATCACTCCAACATTCGCTAGTTTCTATTGCTGTTTTTAACTGTTCAACACTATACAAGGGGTACTCCTAAAGCTGTTTCAATTTATTTATGCTTTAGGAGTATTTGAGATTCTGGTGCGACTGGCGGGACTCGAACCCGCATGCATTTCTGCGGCAGATTTTAAGTCTGCTGTGTATACCATTCCACCACAGTCGCAATCATTTGGTCCGGCGTGGAGGAATCGAACCCCCATTTAGGGAGTAGAAATCCCCTGTATTATCCATTATACGAACACCAGATGGTTTTATTATACTACATTTTTTTGGTGCTCTCAACAAGAATTGAACTTGTATCTCATCCTTACCAAGGACGTGTACTACCACTGTACTATAAGAGCAAAAAAATTGGCAGAGAGTGTGGGAGTCGAACCCACTCGCCCCTTTCGGAACGTCAGATTAGCAATCTGGTGCCTTACCATCCAGCCCACTCTCTAAAAATTGTGTCCATATTGCTTTCACAAGTTTTGGATTTGTTTCTATTCTATGTTCATTACAAGTTAAACAAGGACCGCCTGCTTTTGTGCGGTCTATCAATAATTTTCTTCGTATTTCATTTAATTTATCACCCTTCCACAATACGGAGAATGGTGTTTGTTTAACATTACCCAGACCACCTGTTTTTGTCCAATCATTTGAGCATAATTGTAAACTACCATCCCAATCAATATATGCTTTTGTATGGGGGTAGTCACAAGGAGTTTTTAAACTTTGTTTATTTAAAACAGAACCTGCTCTATTAATAAAACTTACATTTTTTTCTGGTCCATTCCAAGCATAAGCAGGAAATACTTCTATTCTCAATAAGTGTTTGTATTTTTTAACTATTGGCCACCATCTTTTAAATTGTTCTTCATTATCATACATAGCCAAATACATAGACTGCAATCCCGCATCAATAAAATCATCTACTGTATACCAATCCCCATCAAAAATTTTATCACCGTTTGTAAAAAGTTGTACAGGAAAATGTTTACTTGCAATCTTAATCAAGTTACAAATGTTTTTATGTAACGTTGGTTCACCATACCCACCAAAAACTATTCCACCTTTATAATTG